TGGGATAAGCACCCGCTTCTAGCGGCGTTCATAATTATCCTACTGGTGATGACACAATGTAACTGGGAACCAATTCCTATGAATCCAGCTATCAATCCTGTGGTTTGGTAACCTAAATAAAATCATGAAGAGACCTCTTACCGAAGACCAACTGCCGGATTACTTACCGCCCGAAGAAAAGGCTGCGGCTAAAGAACATGATGATGAAGTATATCGACAGAGCGTAATGCTGGCTGAGGTACTTGCAGATGACCAACGAATAGCTCTTTCAGATGTAGGTGACGGAATGCCTACGTTTCCTAACCCTCCGGTTCCAGGACAACCTCCGGTTACTCCACCTCCTCCTCCACCTCCTCCTCCTCCCCCACCTCCACCAGGTGGTGGTAATTATCAAGGACCTGCAAACCCAGGACCAATAACTCAACCTCCGCCACCACCACCTCCTCCACCTCCAGGTAATCAAGAGCCAGAAGATAGGTTGAATGGAGTTGAAAGACAGAGTCATCAAAACTCTTTTTACTTTGGTATAGGCCATCAAGTGGTAAATGGAAAGGATTGTTATTTTGTAACTCCTTATGTAACGGTACATCTAAACACTCGTAGTTTAGAAGGCACATATGGTGCTTGGTTGAGGCAAATGGATACCAACACCACTTATGGAGCTCATGCAAGGGGGTACAGGGACTACAACGGTCGCAAAAATAGAGAAAACGATTTCATTCATTTCTATGAAACTTGGGACAATCGACATAGTGGATTACCTGTTGGGAATAGTGTATCTTACCATTCCTTACTAGCATCATACCCAGGGTATGATAGAGGGGGTGGCGGATTTGACCTGCAGATAGGTCGCAAAGACGTACCGTTTCAAAGCGGGTTTATTTCTTGTAATGGACAAAATAAACAAAAGTTTCCTCAATACAATATTGTAAACGGTAACTTAGGAGCCAATCAAAATCCAAGACCGAAACTACAAAACATGCCTACAGGTGTACAGTTTCCGGGACCTCCCCCAACCCAACTTACTTTTCAAATGGCTAAGTCTAGAAGTCTTCGGAATATTTTTGCAGAGGCTCAAGACCCTGCATGGACTTCTACTACTTCTCGTCGTTATTGGGATTTGGGAACATACGACGGTGAGCGATATGTAAAAGTGACTGGAGGAAACGGTGTGACCTTCGGTCGTAGACAATGCCAGTTAGTTAGTTGGTACGATACAGTTGGAGTTTTTCAAACTACTCTGAGTACAGAGCTACAAGCTGGCGCATGTGCTATGCACCCTAACACACCTGAGTGTGGTAAAATACCTGCATGTTATCTTCCAACAAAGTGGAGCTGGAGCGCACCTTCAGGTGCCCCTTTATTTCAAGAGTACGAAATAAAAGAGTTGAGAGGTAAAACTGTGGCTGAGGTTTCGGGAAAATCTAAGTATCGTTGGTGGTTTACTAAATGGATATTCAATCACCTAGGAAACCGTACAGGACCGTTTAACGCAGAATTACCTGGAGCAAGAAAATGGGCTGAGGCTGGTCCATGGATAATGAGAACTGACAAGTTCAAAATATCTTTTAGTAGGGACTTTGATTACGCTAATACATCACCTGACCCTTACGTAAATTATCAAGAGTTATGGAAAGAACCTGAGATTGCTCGTTACGTATTTGATTGGAAAGAAGACATTGTACCTCCAGCTAGAGGCTAGATAATATAATGGCAAACGGAAAACAATTCAAGGCTAATCAAAAAAGGTTAGTTCCACCTAATCCTTCCAAGAGCGGAAGTATGAGGATGTTCGACCTTGATAATCCTGACATAGACTTGTTTAACATGGTCGATGATGAATTGATTCGTATGTCAGGCTCTGAGCTTTATATTTACAAATACGAGGTCGATGAGAACTTTGACGACATCTACGGTGAGAACCGTGTGAAAGCTGTTAGGCAAGAGCCTATACTCGTTGAAGGTCATTATGACCCTAGAGCCTTCGAGGAAAATTTGACTGAGTTTGGTATAGAGATGACCAACGACCAGTTGTTCACTTTTAATAAGTCATATATTGAAGCCAAGCTCGGTCGCCCCTTGATTTCCGGCGACATCATTCAACCACGCTTTCAGAACGTTTACTACGACGTCTACGAGGTTCAACAAGATGGGTTTGAGGTTTATGGTGTTTATCACCTCATAGCTTCTGCCAGAGTCCTACGCGACAAGCCAGAGATTCTTACAGACTCGGGCGGTCAACAAGAAGCAGATATTTACGACCCTAAGGAGTGGTAGAACCTATATAACTTCATGAACGACCTTTTTGTTGAAGACTTACGTAAATGGGTAGCTGAGAAATGGGTGGACATTGGTGCACCTAAGAAAGGCGGTGGTTATAAGCCGTGCGGTCGTTCGAAAGGAGAAAAAAGAAAAGGTTATCCTAAATGCGTACCTGCATCAAAAGCAGCTTCAATGTCGAAAGGAGAAAAGCGCTCTGCGGTGTCTCGTAAACGAGCAGCAGGGAATACAGGACCAAAACCAACAAACGTGGCTACATTTACAAAAAGAAAAAAAGTTAACGAGGGAAAAGTATGTCCTCGTGGAAAAGCTGCTGCAAAAAGAAAATTTAAAGTTTATCCGTCTGCGTACGCGAACATGTATGCATCGGCTGTTTGTAGTGGAAAAGTAAAACCAGGTGGGAAGAAAAAGAACGAAGCTATTGAACGTATCAATCAATTAATGGCTGAGAAAAAATCACCTGCGTGGCAACGTAAAGCTGGGAAGAACCCTGAGGGTGGTCTGAACAAAAAAGGAGTAGCTTCTTATCGAGCTGCGAACCCTGGCTCTAAGCTCAAGACTGCGGTCACTACGAAGCCATCTAAGCTCAAGAAAGGAAGCAAAGCAGCCAACCGCCGCAAATCATTCTGTGCGCGTATGAGCGGTATGAAGAAGCGTCTAACGTCTAAGAAGACTGCAAACGACCCTGATTCAAGAATCAACAAGTCTTTGCGTAAATGGAACTGCTAGTCGAACTCGACAGCTAGTGACCGCCTCACGTGCCGCCTGTAGGTTTTTTGTGCGGGTGTAACTTACCGTGAATACGCTTGCGACGTTTAGCAAGTTTTTCTTTCTTCTCATCTACGGAAGGCATAGGAGAGTCGTAAGTTAATGACCCCATACCGTAAACTTCTTCTGAGTACATTTGTTTAATGGATTCTTCATCGTATGCCTCTTTATCCATTTCACGAGGGTCTAAATGACCTCCGATAGGTTCTACACACATCTTCGCCAAATCATAAAGGTTCATGTCTTGTAGATGACCTTTCTTTTCTTTTTTCTTTTTAACCATACCACCGGATAACCAGTTCTTATCCTTAGCTTTGATTTGCCATGCATTCTTAAACGTAAGACCGAACGCTCCTGGAGGAGCTCCTTGAATTACACGGTCTTCTTCTAACCTCTTACGTTTTGCAATCTTACCTACAGGAGTTCCTATCTTGCTTTCATTTTTGCGGGCTTTATCAAGCGCAATCGCAATAGCTTGTTTATGAGGACGACCCTCACCCTTCAGCTTCTTGATGTTAGAAGAAACTACTTTTTGGGAAGAACCTGGAGTTAATGGCATTAGTTCATTGATGCTTTGTAAGCAGCAGCTTGCTTTTCTCTCTCAGCCTGTCTCTTTTTTAGTTCCGGGCTTCTTGGATGAAAAACCTTTTGTCCTTTGTTGTCGGTAGTTTGTCCTTGTGGAGTTACAGTTTCTTTTTTCATAGCTGCTCTCTCTTTCTTGGAAACGACCTCTGCATCACGCTTCTTAGCCATCTTCTTAAAAGTCTTGGCTAGAGCTTTAGCACGACCAGTACAACCAGGCTTAGTAATCGGAGTACATTTACCTTCGGTTCCACGACGCTTGATGTCGGCTTCCGCACCTTGAATCCAATTAGAATCCTTAGCGTCAGTCATTTGATTACCTACTTGGTAAGTTCTTGGGTTTACAGCAGGACCTCTGTTTGTAGTTGAAAGCGATGCTTGTGGTGGTCTGTTAGAAGCTAAGTCCCGTGGGTCTGGCACTTCGTCTTCTTTTAATTTTTTTCTACGAGCGGCTTCTTTGGCTGCTGCTTTAGTACCACCTTTGATACCCATGCTAGCGTACCCTTTTACTTTGTTCTCAAACAAATTGTCTGAGAGTAGAGGGTGAAATTTAGGCTCAGCAGGTTTAGACATACGTGCCTCTGATAGTTTTCCGACTTTCTTCATAACTTTATATACTATCTCAAATCCTAGTAACATATATATTATAGAGGTAAAAACTAAACTATGGCATTAACACCAATAACACCACCCACAGGGGGAGCAGCAACAGCCCAAACTGTACAAGATACATCTCGCGATTACATCGCTAGTGGTTCATGTTCTGGTACTGCTTTCACTCACGAGCAACGACTCACCATCTCCTATACTATGACCACATACCCACAACCTACTGGTGCGTGGTTACCTGCGACAGCAGACGTTAGTGGTTTTTCTTTGCAAGTCTACGCAAATGCGACTGGTCAAAGAGGAGACTTTTCTACGAGCGCGAGCGATGGAAGTGGGTGTGCAAATGCAGCTAATATGCGACAAGACCAAATCTTTGATATTTCGTCTACGACCATAGCTACCGGAGCCTTAGGTACTGCGGGTATGATTACAACCGCATCAGCAGGAACTTTCCGTAGATGGGCTTTGGCAAGCGATATTGATTTCTTCGAAGGAAGAACTTATAGTAGAGTCTGGTTCCCATTAGACGGGCTGCCACAAGGATTCCAAAACAACGTAGATTTATCTAAACAAGTTCTACGACAAATAATATATCAAGTTCTTGATGGAGGATTAGAGTATAGTCCTGACGGTACTCAGGCATCGGTTTTACAAATGCCAACCAATACTTACTTTGATAGAAGTTTACTCCGAATCTAAAACAATTTATTCACATAAAAAAACCCAGAAGGCTTACGCCCTCTGGGTTTAGTCTTTTAAAGGGGACTAACCTCTTAATAAAGAACAAAAATTAAATATGTTATCCAAATAGCATAACAGATTCAGCCTCTTTTGCCTTTGGAATACTCACGGAGAGTAAACCATTTTTGTAAGACACTTGGGCTTTCTTAGTATCATATTGCTCATCAACATTGATAGAAAAATCTACAGCTTTGTCGCTAATGCCTTTGTGAAGTACGCAGACATCCTCCGTTGATTCCTTACTGGCACGAATGGTAAAAGAATTTTTACCTCCAATAACTTTTATATCTTTTTCCTCGTAC